GCAGCACCTAATTCTCAAAGATATGCTGACTGTGGACAGTAAAAACAATTTCATCCGCAAGTCTGTACTTCTGCTGATCGCACGCCAATCGGGAAAGTCACATTTAGCAAGAATGCGTGTTTTAGCAGGTTTGTTCTGTTTTGGTGAAAAAGACATCTTGATCATGTCCTCTAATAGAGCAATGGCATTAAAGTCTTTCAACATTATGGTGGACATCATTGAACGCAATGATTGGCTTAGATGTCAGCTTAAAGGCGGAGATGTTAAGAAGGGTGTTTATCGCACCAATGGACAAGAACGCATTATCTTGGAAACTGGCGCACAAATAGAAGTTGTAGCAGCTACATCTGACGGAGCGCGTGGTCGTTCTGCTGACCTTCTTTGGATTGATGAGCTCCGAGAAGTGTCAGAAGTTGCGATGGATGCTTCAAAAAGCGTAACGCTCACAAGACCTAATTCGCAGCGCATATTCACTTCAAATGCTGGTGATGCTTTTTCAAAAGTACTGAACGACCTACACGAACAATGTCTAAATCATCCGCCTAAATCACTTGGCTTCTATGAATACAGCGCACCAGCCTTTTGCGACATTTGGGATCGTAAAGCGTGGGCTATGGCAAATCCCAGCCTTGGATATTTAATTTCGGAACAGGCTATTGAGGAAACTGTGGCAACGTCCACAATCGAAGCAACTAGAACAGAAACGCTTTGTCAATGGATTTCGTCATTGTCCTCACCCTTCACTCCTGGCTCTTGGGAAGATATATGTGATCGCTCGATGGAAATGTCACCTGGTCCATTAACGATGTTTGCTTTTGATATTGACATGAGCCGCAGGAATGCAGCTCTCATGGCAGGTCAAATCCTTCCTGATGGTCGAATTGGCGTTGCATTGGTTCAAACATGGGAATCACAGATTTCAGTTGATGAATTGAAAATTGCCGCCGATATTAAGGGATGGTGTGATTCGTACAAACCGAGGGCAGTTTTGTACGATCGCTATTCCACTTTGGCGGTAGCTGAGAGATTACAGAAATCAGGCGTTATGGTTGAAACCATTGTCGGTGCTGAGTTCTATGCTGCGTGCTCGACTCTCAAAGATGCGATTGACAATAAACGCGTTGTACATGCAGGGCAACAAATTCTTGATGACCAGATGCAGAACTGTGGAGCTAAGAGCACCGATTCTCAATGGCGTATCGTTAGAAAAGCGAGTGCTGGTCCAGTTGTGGCACCTATCAGTTTGGCAATGATTGTAAGCCGACTTATGCAACCACAATCCAAGCCTCAGATTGTTGCCTAGACACAACACGCCAAAATTGTCAAATGTTAGACAAAGTGTGATACTATGTCCAAATGGGATTATTCTCGCGCTCTAATAAAATTGAGGCACAATACGCTCCGCAAGTAATGAGCGAAAATTTCAACTTCTATAACTATGGCGTAATGACTATGCGCCAATCAGATGCAATGTCGGTTCCCTCAGTCGCTAGGTGCGTCAATTTAGTAAGCGGAACAATCGCCAGTATTCCTTTAGAGTTATATCGCAAATCAACTGGCGAAGAACTTGGTTCACCATTGTGGTTAGAACAACCATCAAAGTCGCAACCACGATCAGTAACTATTGGCAACACCGTTAAAAGCCTCATGCTATATGGTGTTAGTTATTGGAAATGCGTTGAGGTCTATGCGGACGATTTACGTCCATCGCGTTTTGAATGGATTGCAAATACTCGCGTTACATTTGATTTAGATATTGACAATCAATACATCACTCAATACTACGTTAATGGTGCTGCTGTTCCAATGGAAGGTCTTGGTTCTTTAATTACGTTCCAGACTTTAGGTGATGAAGGTATTTTGTCACGCGGAGCGCGTACTATTCAGACTGCTATTGATTTAGATAAAGCTTCAGCAATCGCTTCCAGTTCGCCACAACCGACTGGCTTCATCAAGAACTCAGGAGCTGACCTAGATCCTAAAGAAGTTACTGGATTATTAAACGCTTGGAAGCAAGCTCGTCAAAATCGTGCAACTGCATATCTCACAAGTACATTGGATTATGTAACTACATCATATTCTCCAAAGGACATGATGTATGACGAAGCAAAACAATTCATGGCAACTGAAATTGCAAGAATGTGCAACGTCCCAGCAATTTATGTATCAGCAGATATGAATTCAAGTTATACCTATACCAACGTTTTAGATTCTCGCAAAGATTTTGTTGCTTACTCTCTGCAACCTTTCATAACTGCCATTGAGGACAGACTCAGCATGGATGACGTGACTGCCAGAGGAAACGTTGTAAAATTTGCAATCAACGACACATTCTTACGTCAAGACCCATTAGCTGAATTATTAGTTATCGAAAAACTGCTTTCACTTGGACTCATTACAGTAGAACAAGCGATGGAAATGACAGATCAAACACCTAACGGAAATGAGGGGATGACATCATGAAGATTACCTTCGATGCAGCCTTTGCCGCTGATGTCCAGGCATCAAGCGAAGCAAGAACAATCAGCGGAAAGATCGTGCCACTAGGAGCTGAACAAGGTTCAACTAATGTTGGCAAAGTTATTTTTGAGCGCGGTTCCATTCAGATACCAGAACCAAAGACTGTGAAGCTACTAAGCCAACACGACGTCAAGGCACCATTAGGACGCGCTCAATCCTTTACAGAAACAGATGATGCAATTTATGCGAGCTTCTCCATTAGTCGCAGCAATCGCGGTACTGAGGCTTTAATCCTTGCAGAAGAAGGATTGCAAGCAGGGCTGTCTGTTGGTGTTGAAGTTATTAAATCATCAAGCAAAAAAGGTGTCATCCATGTGACATCAGCAAAACTCATGGAAGTAAGTTTAGTAACAGAGCCAGCCTTTAAGTCTGCTCAGGTTACTGATATTGCAGCGGAAGATGCTGAAGAAGCGGAAGCAGTTGCAGAAACAATCCAACCAACAGAAAGCGAGATAGCTGTGGAGAATACTCCAGAAGCTGTTGCAGCACCAGAAGTGGAAGCAGCAGCGGTTGAAGCTGCTCGTCCAACTGTGTCTGTAACAAACGTGCGCGAGCGCGTTGCACCACTTACATCAGGACAATATCTTGATGCACAGATCAAAGCAGCAATGGGTGACGACAATGCTCGTCGCACCATTTTAGCAGCCGATGATTCGACTTCTACAAATACTGGTCTTACATTGCCAGGACATCTACAACAGTTTGTAACAACAACATTTACTGGTCGTCCAGCATTTGAAGCTGTAACACGTCAGGCTTTGCCAGACTCTTCAATGAGCTTCACAATTCCTAAACTTGGAACTGCTCCAACTGTGGCTGAAACTTCAGAAGCATCAGCTCCAAGCGAAACAGGAATGACATCGACTTATGACACAGTTACTGTAAAGCAGTATTCAGGTCTAAATCGTATTAGCACAATTTTGCTTGACAGATCATCTCCTGCGTTCATGGACTTGCTTATGTCTGAAATGCGTAAGGCTTACGAGAAAGCAACAGATGCAGCACTTATTGCAGCATTTACAGCTTCTGGTACACAAGCAACAGGTGTTGCTGCAACAGCAGCAGGACTTCAATCTTACATTGCAGTTGAATCAGCAGCAGCTTACAAAGCAACTGGCGGAAACTACGCTAACAAGCTTGTAGCCTCTACTGACCAATGGGCGGCAATAAACGGATACGTGGATGGTGCATCACGCCCTCTATATTCCGCACAAGGACAAACACAGAATGCTTCTGGCGCAGTTGTGCCTACAAGCGTTGTTGGTAATGTACTAGGCACTTCATTAATCGTGGATCATAACATTGCAGTATCAGGAATCGTTGATGAATCAGCATTCTTGGTTGCACCAGAATCTGTATATGTTTGGGAATCACCAACTACACAACTTCGCGTTAATGTCCTAACAACTTCAGAGGTGGAAATTTGCCTCTATGGTTACATGGCAATCGGAGTTCTTAAGGGTGGAGTTGGCGTACGCCGCTTCAACCTAGCTTAATAGCAACACCCTAAGTCGCTGGGAGTGGGGCGCAGCCCTTGCTCCACTCCCAGTCTTTAGAAAGGATATGGAATGTCACTAACAACAGTCGCTGAACTTCGTAGCGCACTTGGAATCGGCACTTTATATTCGGACGCAATTTTACAAGAAATTGTAGATGCGACAGATGCAGTCCTTCTTCCAATGCTTTGGAATAACTACTCATTTAATCAAGGGCATAGCAACTCAGCCACAACAGGCACACTTTATTTTGATACATTAGTTCAAGATGTTTTCTATGTTGGACAAACAGTTGTTATCTCAGGCAACGGTTCCAAGCATAATGGCAACAAAACAATTACAGGTGTTGGCGATTACAGCATTACTTATGCCATCACGGGCAACAACAACACTCCAGCTCCTTATCACCCAGTAAATCCTTTGGGTCAAGTTGCAGCAGAAACTTATGTTGATTGGTCCACAGATGCAGCAGTTCAACAAGCTGCACTTCAAATCAGCGTAGATATTTTCCAGGCACGTCAGACCACTTCAAGCGGCGGCGTGGCAGTAGATTTCCAGCCAGGACCTTGGAAAATGTCCTCAAGCCTTTTGGCACGCGTCAGAGGATTAATTGCTCACGCGCTTAGCCCTAATTCGATGGTCGGATAATGTCAGTTGCTCTCACAGACCTTAGAACCACGATTGCGACAGCATTAGTCGATAATTCATTGTGGCAAGTTTTTAGTTTTCCGCCTGAAACTGTTTTAGCAAATTCAGTTATCGTTGCACCAGATGATCCATATTTAGAGCCAAGCAATAACCAGCACAACACTATTGCGCCAATGGCTCGATTCAAAATCATCATCACAGTACCTTTGTTTTCCAATGAAGGTAATCTCAATGGAATTGAAACAGCCTTAGTCGGTGTGTTCAATAAACTCGCAGCATCAACCTTGACATATAATGTGGGAGCAGTAAGCCAGCCAAGCGTTCTAAACGCTGACTCAGGTAAATTGCTGACATGTGAATTGTCACTTTCCGTCCTAACAACTTGGAGCTAGTATGTCCGATTATGACAAAGAAACAGAAGCCTTCCTGATCAAAATCGGGCAGGTAGCACCATCAACATCAAAGCCATCAACAAAGAAAGATGAGGAATAATCCATGGCGATTTTCTTAAATAACAAGGTAGGTCTAAAAATCGCAAGTGTGGACCTCTCAGATCACTGTACAGCATTCACATTGAACCGCGTTGTAGACTCTATCGAGGTCAGCGCAATGGGTGATACAAGTCACAAATTTGTTGCTGGGCTCTCAGCAGATTCAATTACAGTATCACTTCTCAATGACACAGCAGCAGGAAGCGTTCTTGCAACACTTCAAGCAGCTTTTGGCACAACAGTTGCATTCACAGCAATTCAAGATAAGTCATCAGCAGTATCAGCAACAAACGTTTTGTACTCAGGAACGATTTTTGTAGATAACTTGACAGACATTACAGGTGCTGTCGCTGATGAAGCAATGCTTGATCTAACATTTACCTGCAACAGCAAGACAACAACTGCAACAACAGGTACTTGGTAACCAACTAAACTAAGGGGCAAAAAATGGCTAAGTTAAAGATTACAAGGGTTGATGGATCGATTGGCGAGTACGAAATTACTCCCATCATTCAGTACGCGTTTGAGATGTTTGCAAAGAAGGGTTTTCATAAAGCCTTTGTGGAAGATCAAAAACAGTCGGACATCTTCTTCCTAGCTCATGAATGTATTAAGCGTTCAGGTGAAACGATTAAACCCTATGGGGAAGGCTTTATTGAAACTTTGATTTCGGTCGAAGTTTTAGACTCAGACCCTTCCCTTTAGGGCGCGATTCCCTCACCTACCTGGTGGCAAAACTTTCTGTCAGGTTAGGAATCGCGCCACAACATTTACTTGAACTAGATGAGGTACTACTAAAAAACCTTATCAAAGTTCTTCAAGACGAAGCAAAGGAAGCTAAAGATGCCGCTCGTAGAGCTAAGAGGAAATTCTGATCTCCGCAAAGCTCTTCGTCAATTTGCTCCTGATCTTGATAAAGAATTAAGAGCTGAATTAAAGGCAGCATTAAAGCCTATCGTCAGCAATGCTCGCGGATATGTCGAATCAAATCCAATGCGTAACTGGAGTGATTCTAAATCTACTGGTCCAGAATTTCCTGCGTATAGTTCTTCTGCTATTAAAAGCGGAATCGGTTTTTCTACAAGTGCAACAAAGATTAACCGCAATGGGTTTTCTGGCATGGCAAAGATATTCAACAAGACTGCCGCTGGTGCTATCTATGAGCAAGCAGGCGTTAGAAACAAAGATGGACAAGAATGGGTTGGTCCTAAAGGTCCTAAAGGACATAGGTATTCCCATTCAACAAACAGAGATGCTGGCAAACAGTTCATTAGCAATCTACCTGATCTTGTTTCAAGCAAAAAAGGTCAAGGTCGCTTAATCTATCGCGCTTGGGCTGAATCACTTGGCAGAGCAGAAGGCGCGGCAATGAAGGCTATTGAAAAAGCCACCAAGACTTTTAACTCACGAAGCAAAGCTACTGTATTGAAGAAGGTTGCATAATGGCATTACCAGAGATTGTAATTGGTTCCAAGCTTGATGCCAAAGGTTTTAAGCAGGCTGAGTCTGCAATGGAAACCTTGGGCAAGAGTGTTAAGAAACTCGCCATAGCTTTTGGTGTCACCTTTAGTGCTCAAAAGATTGCCGCCTTTGGAAAATCATCTGTTAAGGCTTTTCTAGATGATGAAAAAGCAGCAACAGCACTTACTAAATCTCTTAATAATATGGGTCTTGCTTTTGAAGATTCTAGAATTAAAGCCTATGTATCTAGCCTTGAAGCTGCTACTGGTGTTGCAGATGATCTTCTTCGTCCAGCCTTACAGGGGCTATTGTCCACCACAGGATCAGTTACAAAGTCACAGGAATTACTTAAGCTTGCAATCGATGTCGCAGCAGGCAGCGGAGAAAAATTAACTACCGTTGCTTCAGATTTGAGCATGGCATTTGTAGGAAACACAAAGGGTCTTAAGAAATACAACTTAGGTCTGACTCAATCACAGCTTCAGACTATGCGCTTTACTGACATCCAAGATAAGTTGAACCAACAATTTAGTGGTCAGAATGCTGCTTACCTTGACACCTATGCAGGAAAGTTAAGTCTTGTTCAAGTTGCCTATGACAACATGCAAGAAACTATTGGCAAAGGTTTAATCGACAGTTTCTCTTTACTTGCTGGTGAATCTGGCATCGGTGGAGCAACAACCGCAATGGAACAGTTCGGTGTTGCAGCTTCTGAAACATTACTAGGCGTTGCAGCAATTCTAAAGAAGATAACACCAACTGGTGTGGCTGGAGAGCCTGGCTTTTGGCATGATCTTTATATTGCCTTTGGTGGGCAAATCATCGAGGATATACGCAAGATTGGTCGCTCTACTGCCGCACAAGCCCTTCCAGGTGCTCCTGGTGTTATCTCAGGCAAGTCATTAAGTGGCGCGGCATATACAGCGGCTCAGAACAAAGCCAATGAAGCCGCAATTAAACAACAGCAAATGTTGAAGAAGATTGAAGACGAGCGAATCAAGAATCAACAAAAGATATTGGCTAATGCTAAGAAAGCAGCCGCTGAAGCTCAGAAGAAACTTGTTCTAGATAAGGCTGCTGCATTCTTAAAACAGGGCGAAAACTTATTTGACTTAGAGCGCATTCAGTTAGCCGCCGCTGCTTTAGGCAAACAGACTGAAGAAGATAAAGTCCGCATCCGACTTAAGCAGGAATTGCTTGATCTAGAAGATGCTATCAATGATGGAAACGTTCAAGCTGCTGCAAGGCTGGCACAATCTATTACTAATGATGCTCAATTACTTGGTCAGCTTCGTGGCGATATGGTCAAGCTTGGAGATGTTCCAGACCCATTTGCGGAATGGTTATTAACACTTCAAGCCATTGCAGCGCAGTTAGCAGCTCTTGCCAATTATGTTCCGCCTATTGTAAGTGCTATCGGAATTGGAATGGGCGGCTTTAATGCTGGTTCTGCTCGAATGGGAGAGTCAGCAGGCAATGCTGCTGCTGGATTACCTGCTAACTCATTAAGTGACTTCATGGGCTTTGGCGATGAACATTTAGGTGCATTAGCTCGACAAGGCGGAGTTCAAAACATTAACGTGGTAGTGAACAATGCAGGTTCAACCATTACTGAACGTGACTTGGTTTCATCTATTACACAAGGCATTTACAACAATCAAGCTGCTGGCATCCCAATCAATTACAATACGGTGTACTAATGGCATTACCAGCAACGCCTATTGTCAAAATTAACCTTACTCAAGGTGCATCATTCGGTACTGTCATGGTGCTGGGTACTGGTCAATTAGGCTTTGCTGAACTTGGAACTGTGGTTCCTGATATTGTTGATGTTTCAGCAGATGTATTAAAGATTTCTACACGCAGAGAACGTAACCTGCTTCAAGATAAATACATCTCAGCGACAGCAGTTGTGCGCGTCAATGATCCTACGGGTAGTTTCAATCCCCAGAACACTTCGAGCATCTACTATCCTGATATTCAACCGCTACGCAAGATTCAAGTCCAAGCCAATTATGGCGGTACTCTTTATCCAATCTTTTCTGGCTATATCACAGAGTACAAGTACACATATCCAACATCTCAGGAAACTGGATTTGTAGACTTCATTTGTTACGATGCCTTCAGATTATTCTTTAATTCCAATGTAACTACTGTTACAGGTGCAACTGCTGGACAAGACACAGGCACACGCATAGGCAAGATTTTAGACATGGTGAGTTTCCCTAACTCCCAGCGTTCAATTCAAACTGGAAACACGACCTGTCAAGTCGATCCTGGCGGCACTCGCTCAGTTCTCCAGGCTATTCAGACAGTCGAGTTCACAGAACAAGGCTCGTTCTATATTGACAGAGCAGGCAATGCAACCTTCAAGAATCGTCAATATGTGGTAGATGCTCAATCAGCTTCTCCAACTAAGTTCTCTAATGCAACTGGATCATCAGACATCAATTACGCTGGCATTCAGTTTGCTTTTGATGACAAAACTATTGTGAATTCAGCGACAGTCACTAGAGTGGGTGGAACTGCTCAGACTTACTCAGATGCCACATCCATTGCTTCTTACTTTACTCACGCCATTACTGCTCCAGATATGTTGATGCAAACAGACGCAAATGCTTTAGCTCTAGCAACCGCCTATGTCACTAGCCGAAAGCAGACCACAATCCGAATTGACTCAATCACGCTAGACCTGGTTACTTTGGGTTACGGTCCAGGTGTTACGGCAGCTCTCGATTTAGACTTCTTTGACACCATGGAAATCACCAATGATGGACAAGGTGGATCAACAATCGTCAAGACCTTGCAATGTCAAGGAATTGGACACGACATCACTCCAAACACTTGGGTGACAGCAATTACTACACAGGAGCCTTTACTCGATGTTATGTACTAGAATTGACCCTATGAAAGAGGTGTGCTAATGGCTGTTGGATTCCCAGCAAAAACTACTTACGCGAACGGAGATGTGTTCTCCGCGTCGGATATTAACGACACAAACGGAACACTTAATTTGCTCGGTTCTAGCGTTGCTTATACTGCGGGCAAAAACAGAATTATCAACGGTGACTTTAGCGTGTGGCAGCGCGGTACATCTTTTAGCAGTCCGTCAGATGACACATATTCTTCAGCAGACCGTTGGAAAGTATCTCGTGACGGTTCTCCAACTTTTACAGTCAGCCAACAGGCTGCTACACCTGCCGCAATTACAGGCTATGACCCACAATATTATCTTCGTTACAATGTAACTTCTTTAGGTAGTGCTACATCTTTTGGGGCTCGCCAAAGAATTGAAGATGTGCGAACACTCGCTGGTCAAACCGTAACGGTTTCTTTTTGGATTAAATCAGATGCCACGAGAGCAATTGATTTTTACTGGCAACAAAACTTCGGTTCGGGTGGCAGTACCACAGTTACATCTAGCGCAATTTCAATGGGTAACGCTACAACTTCTTGGCAGAGATTAAGCAAAAGTTTTACAATTACCTCAATTTCTGGCAAAACTATTGGCGCAGGTAATTATCTTGCAGCAATCATAATCTTGCCTGGTGCAACTCAGACCACAGATATTTGGGGCGTTCAATTGGAAATTGGCTCAACTGCCACAGCCTTCCAAACTGCAACAGGAACTATTCAAGGTGAACTGGCTGCTTGCCAAAGGTATTACAACACAATGGTTTCAGGTGCTACTAACTTAATGGTTGGAAATGGTGCATTTTATAGCAGTTCGCAACTTTATGTGGGTGTATTTTTTCCTGTTTCAATGCGAATTGCTCCATCCTTAGTAGCCACATCGGGAACAGATTATTACGCGGCAGATAGAAACGCT